GTTCTTCAAAACACTTATCAATAAATGGTTCAATTCTACTATTGACAACTTTATTTAAAAACTTTAATGTATCAGCTTTTGATTTGTCTTTACAAGTTGCTTCAACTAATTTATCTAAACACAGGTAAATTGAATCTGTATCTGACGCAACAATATAGTCAACTTCATTTGTTGATTTTAAAATCTTATTCATATATTCATTTACATTTTTTTGAATAAAACGAATTACAAATTGACCAGCTGATGTTATGGCAGTTGCTTGTCTTACATCATAATATCTAAAATATTGATTACCAATAGCACCATAAGCAGAGTTTAGAGCAATCTTCTTTGACCATTGTATGTTATGACAACGAGATATTTCTTTTAATAATGTTTTATCTTTTGTTTTCTGATATTCTTGTTTTGCTTGAAACTCTAAAGTCTTATACTTAACCCTATCATTGTACATACTCTCCATAAGTCTAGGTAGAAATCCTGGACTATCTACTTTAAACTTAGCACCGTTTGGTGTGATACAAGCACCTTCAGCTTTTAAATGTGTTAACAGTGTCGCACGGTTTAACAATTTATCAACTGATATGCCAGATGGTTCTACTCCAATAATTTTTTCAGGTGAGATATTATATTGCATAATCAAATGTGGGTATAGTGAGTTAATATCAAATGATACAATCCAATTATGCATACCTGTGATAGGGTCTTTTACATAAGCACCTTCGTACTTATCATCTTTAATATTATCCTGTTTAGGAGGAATCATTACATTATCTTTTTTCAAGTAATTGTAAATTAACATATCCCACATTCTTACTTGTGAGAATACATCAGTATAATTTACTTTGGCTTCATACGCCATTGTTAAGACTAGTTCAATTAGTTTTAATTTGTCTTCTAGTTGGTCAACAATCTCAACATCTTTAATGTTATAATCAATAAACGATTGATAGTCTTTTGTATACCACTCTCTAAATGTATCGTAAGGGTTATCATCTTTAGGTAAACCAAGTTCTACTTTACCAATATAATCAAGTTTATAACTTTCTTGTTTCGTTGGAATAAACTTTTGATATAAGTCTAGGTAATCTAACATAGAAATACCAAAAATATTATAATAAATTTGTGGTCTGCCTCTTACAAAGACTGTTTCTTTTTCAACAATATTCCAGGGTGAAAACTTTTTAAGTACCTTTTCATCTACTATGTTTCTAATACGATTAAACAAATAAGGTATATCAAAAAATTTAGTATTCCACCCAGTAATAACATCTGGATAATTCTTAATCCAAAACTTCATAAACTCCATAATCAAAGACTTCTCATTCTTACATCTTATATAAGTTACATCTGATCTATCTGTTTTAAATTCACCTATACCCCAAGTTATAATTTGTTTATTAGATTGGTTTTTAACTGTGATTGCTAGTAGTTCTTCTGTTGGATTATCTATATCAGGAAAACCATTTTCAGCAGTACACTCTATATCAACTGTAAATATTTTAATCTGATCTTTATCGAATATCATATCTTCAGGATATTCGTTTGCAATATACTGATACTGGTAACGGTCCATACCATATAATGGTGAGTTACCAGTATTATAAGTTTTTTTAAACTCTCTTGCTTTTGAGATACTACCAAAATTAATTGGTTTAAGATGTTGACCTTTTAGTGTTTTAAAGTTTGTTTTTTCTTGTGTAATTCCATATAGTGTTGGTTGAAAGTCTATTTTATTTTTATATTCTTTACCCTCGTGTATACCACGAATAAGTAACTTGCCTCTATGTTCAATAACATTTTTATAAAAATTCACTTAAGGTCCCTCTTTTAAACGATTCTACATTCTTCTTATTATACACATATTCCTTTGATAAGTCAAATGGCATTTTGGTCGTTGTTGTATAATCTTTTTCGCCTGGTTTTTTTATCTTCCATACTAAATCTTTACCCTTTGGATAGTTAGTTGTCCATTCTGTTGTAGATTTTTTTAACCATCTTCTATATTTTTTATTCATAGGATAAATGTATCTAAATTGTTTACCCTTAACTCTACTTAATTTTAATTCTATTAATTGTTCAGGATTTGGTCTCATACCTACTTTACAATTTTTAGTATTAGGTATTATTCCTTGTATTGTTCTTGGGTGTATTTTTTCACCTGTTTCTGAAACATATGTATCTGTAAATGAAAAACCACCATATAAAAAATTAGCAGCTTGATATACATAACCAGGTTTACCAACTAAACCGTCAGCCCAAGTAAATAAATATTTTATAGTAGTGTTTTCTTTTAACCAAGCTATTGCTGAAGATAGTAATTGTGATTCGCTATTCCTAAGTAGTTTATCATCTAAACACATCTTACCTATCTCGTAATAATCTTTTGTGTCTAGTTCTGGAAATAACTTTTGTATTGTATGTTTAGGTCTTGTACCCCAACCAAATGTAATCACGCCAACTAACTCCTCATTATCATAATAACCTAGGTAATATTTTGTCAATCTGGGCATCACTGCTGAATAGTGTCTTGTAGAAACAAACTCTGCCGCCGTGTATTTGTTCACTATTTTTAATATCATAATTTATTTTGTTAAATATTTCCAGCTGTATGGAAACTTCTCATCACATATTTTATACATCTCACCTGTAACATCTCTAGTTTCTTTTTGGGTATCTGGTTTACATCTTAAATTACACACCCTAGAAAATGCGTATAATGTTCCTGACCAATACCATTCAGTCATCATTGATTGAGGTAATACCATACGTGCCTGTTCTGGTGCTACACCTTTTTGTAATAGTGTATTGTAAAGTATAAGACAACTCTCCATGGCTGTTTCCATATTATAATTAATTGTTTGATCTAGTTCTATCTCACCATCACTGCCTTGTTTAGAGTTCTTTGGTCTACCTCTCCATGAGTCTGGTTTGTATAGTTCAGGTGGGAAATCTACATAACGTCTGCTGACTTCATTCCAAGTCAATCCAATTTGATGTTTTACTAATTGTCTTGCAACAAAAATTGGTGCTTTAATTCTAAATTGTAAACTTGCGTGTGCGAAAGGTGACCAGTGATTATGTTCTGCGAGATACTTGATAAGTTTCTCATCAGATATATCAAATGATTTTTTAGTCTTTGAATAACTTACTCTAGCAGCATTTACTACCGATAAGTCATTTCCCATTATATCTATTAATTCAACAGTCATCATAGTTTATTATAACACTAAATTTTGTAATTGTCAAGTAAATTTATAATCAAACCATCATGTTCTTTGCCTAATTCAATTTGACAACCTAATCGGCTGAAATTAGGATCATAGTTTTTTTCATATTCAATAAGAGCACCTTCATTTGTACTCTCATCTAACTTACCAACCTTACTTATCCAAGATTCGTCTATCTTAATATGACAAGTTGCACAAGCGCAACAGCCACCACAGTCGCCAGGAACCTCTGGAAGATTGCCATAATCTCTGGCGGCTTCCATGATAGTTACCCCTTCGTCAACTTGGACTGAAATTGTTTCCTGTCCTCGTTTAAAGTTTACTGTTATCACTACAGTTTTGTTATTGAGTTTTCTGTAATTAGACCAGGTTTTGATGTAATAATTTTACTTGTATTTTGTTCATACGATTTGACAAGATCATCTTTTGGTTCTGTAGTAAAAACAATTTTGTCTTTGCTTATTGTGATTGTATCACTTTTACCAAAAGCATTATACAACGACATCATCAATTGTATTGGTTGTCCTGGTGCGGATTGTTGTGGTATGATTACAAAAGGTTTATGTAAACTTACACCTTGATCGTTTTCGCCTACTTTAGCAATTACATCTTCGCCTGTAGATAGTCTTAATAACTTCACTTCTTGCATAATATCTCCTTAAATTATTTGTTTATAATATAACATAGATTGACTTAAATGTCAATGCTTATTTTTCGTCATTGTCTTCTTTATCTGGTTCAAAACCAACTCTTTTATCTTTACCTTTTTTATCAATAGGTTTTAAACGTTTACTCAATACAAATGTTCTATTAGGGTTGACACTAATATTCATTAATCGCATTAAATTTCTATTTACAAGTAAGTCGGAACCTGATCTAGGTCTTTGATCTAAACCAACTTCTACATCTTTATACGTAAAACCATTAAATGTTAAATCCATTAATATAGTTGGTCTTGTTTCAGATGGTTCATTCGTAGCATTTGATCTGAATACTTTACTTATACCGTGTCTAGGTTTACTAAATGTTTTACCATTGTATTTCCATTTAATAATTTTACCTTCTTCTAAAATTTCATCAGCATGTAAAGCACAAGCCTGAGAACCGTTACCAGTGTCAAACTTAACTCTTACTTTACCTACTTCATCTAACTCAACTGTTTCTAACCAACCAGTTTCTATAAGTGATTGTCTATCCCAATGAGTTCTATCGGAAATATGATCTACTACATTGGCCATCATTTGTTCACCATCTATTCTACCAGCCGGTTCTGCGTCAGCATAGTAATCTCTATGTTGATAGCCTTCGTAATCAGCGCCTGATCCAGGACTACCATTTACTTCTAATAGATATGGTTTGTTTTTAAATATAATATGATCTACACCACACATGTATGCTCTGGATACTCTACTTGCCTTTAATACAAGTTCTCTTTCTTCATCATTTAATTTATAAGGTTCTGCCTCTGCGCCTCTGTGTGTGTTTGATCTAAAGTCATAACTACTATGGCTTCTTTTTGTACTAGCAAATATTTTGTTATCAACTATAAATGTTCTTACATCAAAATCACTAGGCATATATTCTTGTATTAGAAGTTCTGCGTTTAGTTTCCACATCGCTTGTACAGTCGCCACAAGGCCTTCGTAACTTTCTATTTTGATTACTCCTACGCCTTGTGTTCCTGTTAGTGTTTTTAATATGATTGGAAATTTCCCTCCTATCATATCAACACCACTTTTAATATTGTTTTCGTTTGAAATGAATGCTGTTTTTGGAGTTGGTAATCCAAATTTTTCAAATAGTAAAGCTGATGTTAGTTTATTATCACAAGTCAACATTGATGCTCTT